TAGGATTAAGCCAGATCAAAGATAATGATAGTGGTTTAGCTGGTGGAATAGCAGATCTTACTTTAAAAGAATTAGATAAGTAATTAGGGAGTTCTATTTCCTTCTTCTCTTTTAGTGTTATTCCTCTAACACTTTGGAGATAGGATTCCCTAAAAATTGGAGAAAGATGAAAAAATTAACATTTAAAATGAATAAAGTTGTATGTGATCAATGTGGATTAAAGGTAAGAACTAATAAATACAAAGTTAAATTACCAATTCCTAGAAAAGTTCCATGCTCACAAGTCCCTGATTATTTATGTGAAAAAAAGAATAAGGATAAAAAGTGATTGTATTAAGTTTATTTAATGGAATGTCCACTGGGCATACTGCATTAGATAATGTAGGGATAAAAGTTGATAAGTATTACTCATCAGAAATAAAAACTGCTGCTATAAAGCTAACTCAACATCATTATCCTGATACTATACAATTAGGAGATGTTACTAAATGGAAAGAATGGGATATAGATTGGAAGAATATAGATATGGTTTTAAGTGGCTCTCCATGTCAAGATTTAAGTATAGCGGGATCTAGAAAAGGCTTAAAAGGAGATAGGAGTAGTTTGTTTTATGTTTTTGTAGAAATATTAAATCACATTAAAGAATTAAATCCTAATGTATTATTTTTGCAAGAGAATGTAGGATCTGCTCCTAAATCAGATGTAGGAGAAATGAGTAGAGCATTAGGAGTTTATCCAGTAAGAATAAACTCATCTTTAGTTACTGCTCAATTAAGAGATAGATATTATTGGAGTAATATAAGAACTGCTAATGATGGTTTATTTGGAGATGTGATAACAGATATTCCACAGCCTGAAGATAGAAACATTATGTTTAAAGATATAATAACAGATGGAGTAGTGAAAGTTGATAAATCTGTATGCTTAATGGAAAGAACTATTGCCTCTGCAAGTTATAAGAACATAAAGAGCTATAAGGCTCAAAAATTCCTAAAAGGCAGAGAAGATAGATCTATGATGAGCTTAATCTATGAAGATGATGGAGATATGAGATTGCCTAATAAAATTGAGTTATGTAGGCTACAAGGTTTCAAGGATGATTGGTGTGATATACTTACACACACAGAAGCAGGTAGTTTGTTAGGAGATGGATGGACACTACCGATCATTGAACATATTTTTAGTTATATAAAAAAGGAGAATATATGAAGAAAGATATAAAGAGCTTTATAATAGGATTTCTAATGGCTACTATGATCTTTGTAATAATGGCTGCTGGAACTCATCCTTTAGGATCAGTTCCTCAAAAGCCGCTATATGTAAAGATAGTTAAATGATTATAGAAGGCACACCAAAAGCTCAAAAAAGGCATAGACACACAAGCAGAGGAATAGTGTATGATCCATCATATAAAGATAAAAGAGAATACATAAAGCAGTTATTAGATAAAAAGCCTAGTAAGCCTTATGATAAGCCATTAAGCATAGTAGTTCAGTTTGTTATGCCTTATCCTAAAAAATACTATAGAACTGGAAAGTATAGCAATATACTAAAGATTAATGCTCCTAGAATACATTCAATCAAACCTGATATAGATAATATGCTAAAGCTATTGCTAGATGTATTACAAGATGCTGAATACATAAAAGATGATTCTTTAATTACAAATATTTTTGCTAGTAAAAGGTATGGGAAAGATCCACATACTGAATTTGAAATCTATCAAACTGGAGAACATGGTTAAGAAATACTACACACCTGAACATTTAGTAAATCATGAACACATCAGAAACTCACTTATCAGATCCTTTTGGGATGGCTTATCCTACTCTACTTTAAAATATGAAGAAAAGCTCATTATAGTAGAGAATAAGTTCTTTATAGGAGAAAGCCAAATCAAGAAAGTATTATCTAATAATGAGTATAAGAAAGAGCCTTTAGTTACTAAATAGGAACTAACATTATATAATACTCTATAATCTAAATTAAGAATATAATGGATTATATAAATTTTATAAGGAATAAGCCTTGCTCAATATGCTTTAATCCGCCTCCTAATGATCCTCATCATTTAATAGCAATAGGGATGGGAAGAAATAGGAATAAGCTAACAGAGAGAGAACATATAGAGAAAGGTGTAGTTCCTTTATGTAGAAAGCATCATCAGGAGTTTCATAATGTTGGTTTAAAGAAATTTGATAAAGATAATAATAGTAATCTATGGGCAGATGCTTATTACTGGTTAATGAGGTATATGGAAAGCAATAATGGCTAAACAAGCGGATAACAAGCGGAATAGTAAAGGGCAGTTCACTAAAGGTAATACTGAAGGTGGAAAGTGGAAGAAAGGTCAATCAGGCAATCCTAAAGGTAGAAGAAACTCTTTTACTGATCTATTAAATGAGATAGGAGATCAGGAAAAAGATGATAGAACTAAAAGATTCCAGATCATGAGTAAGCTATATGCTATGGCTGAAAAAGGAGATCTAAATGCTATTAAGTTTATTGTAGAAAGAATTGAAGGTAAGGCTGTAGAAACTATTAAAACTCAAGAGATAGAGCCTATTAAGATCCTAGATTTAGATGAAGAATATGAATGATAAGATTAGATCCAATAAGAAGAAACATCTTAAAGCATCCAGCAAGGCACAGAGTTGTAGTTGCTGGAAGAAGGTGGGGGAAGACACATCTAGCATTGGTATTTTTATTACAAGGAAATATACTACCAAATCAAAGGAGGTGGTATATAGCTCCAACTTACAGGCAAGGCAAGATGATTGCATATCCTATTCTGAGAAAACTTTTACATGGTTTCAGTAATCTAAGAATGAATGAATCAGAGCTATCTATTAAGCTTAATAATGGAGCAGAGATAGCAATTAAAGGAGCTGATAATGAGGACAGCCTAAGAGGAGCTGGATTAGATAAAGTGGTTTTAGATGAGTATGCTACTATGAAGCCACATGTATTTGAAGAAATTATATTGCCTATGTTAGCCACTACAAAAGGCAAGAGCATGTTCATAGGATCTCCTAATGGTTTTAACCATTTCTATGAGGTCTATATGAGAGGACAGATAAAGGATGAGCCTAGCTGGAAATCATGGCTCTATACTACTTTAGATGGTGGCTTTGTTAGTGCTGATGAGATAGAAGAAGCTAAGAGGAATATGGATGAAAGGCTATTTAAGCAAGAGTTTCAGGCATCATTTGAAACTGCTGGAAGGAGAGCCGTTTATAACTTTGATAGAGATAAACATATCAAAGAAGGGCAGATCAGTAATGTAATTAAAGCTGGTATAGATTTTAATGTGGACTATATGACAGCTGAAATCTTTTGCACATATACTGATGGAACTATCCATTTCTTTGATGAGATAAGATTAAAGAATAGCAACACTATGGAGTTAGCAGAAACATTGAAAAGAAAGTATCCTAATATAGTTGTAATACCTGATAGTTCAGGATCAGCTAGATCTACTACATCTAATAGATCAGATCATGATATACTTAGGAATTATGGCTTTAAGGTAAGGTGTCCTAAAGCTAATCCATCACATACAGATAGATTAAATGCAATTAATACTAAGCTCTATAATGCTCAGAATAAAGTAAGCATGACTATCAGCAGCAAGTGTGTTCATCTAATCAAAGATTTAGAATTAGTTCAGAGAGATAAGAAAGGATCAATAGATAAAACTGATATGGAATTAACTCATGCTTTAGATGCATGTTCATATCCAATAGCTTATTTATATCCAGTAAGAGTATCACACACATCAACTATCATGGCTTAACCAAAGGAAATAAATTATATGTATATGACATCACAAGCAAGTAAATCAATCTCTGATGCTTTAAAGAAACTTAAAGCAGATGGTATCAATGAATACTTTAGAAGGAGAGATTGTTCTATAAACTATTATCAGTATCATAATACTGAACAATATATTAAACAATACTTTGGAGGATCGTTGCAAGATGAGATTCCATTATACACTACAAGCTTAACTAAAAGGCTTATTAAAAGAATATCTCTAGTATATAAAAATGCTCCAGTAAGAGAGGCAGATGAAAGATATTTTGAGTATTTAGGGCATAAAGATTATGAGATGAAATCATTTGAAAAGCTACATAATCTAGTAGGAACTATAGCTGTTAAGCTTTCTATGGTTAATGGAAAGATAAAAAGAACTCCTATCCTAGAGTATGAGCCTATCTTTGCTGATGATGATATGATTAATCCAGTTGCTATTTTATATCCAGTTCCACATCCTACAGATAACAGATCACAAACTAAGAATGATCATTATATCTATTGGAGTGCAGATGAGCATTACATGGTTACTAATAAAGGAGAAAGAATAAGAATTAATGAGGATAATGTTAATCCTTATGGGATCTTGCCTTTTGTATTTATACAGCCTGACACATTGATAGATGAGCATTTCAATGTAGGAGCTATTGATATAGCAGAATGTAATAAGCAGATAGATATAGCCATGACTATGCTACAGCATCACATTAGATCTGCTGGTGGTCAGTTTGTTATTAATGGTAGAGTAGATGATAATAAGATTGAATTAGGACTTAATAAGGTAGTAGTGCTAGAGGATGGATCTATGAGCAATATAGCATCTAATACCAATGTAAATAACATAATAGAAGGCATCAAGTTTCAGTTACAGAATGTAGCTATCAATCATCATATATCTTTTGATTTTGGTATTAATGGTAATGCATCAGGAGTAGCAATTAAAGTATCTAACCTAGAGCTGTTAGAATCAAGAGAGGATGCTGTAGAATGTTTCAGAATGATTGAGAAAGATATGTTTGATATTGAGAAAAGAATGATAGAAGCAGAGTATGGAATATTGCTTGATAATACTTTTAATATTGATTTTAATGAAATAGAGTTCCCTGATCCAGCACAAGAGATGGCTAAATGGGAGTTTAAGTTTAAGCATGGTTTAGCAGATCAAGCTGATTACTTACTTGAAACTAATCCTGATGGATTTGAATCAAGAGAAGAAGCTATAGAATATATTCAAGAAAGAAAAGGGCAAGGATCTGCAAGTGGAGCTAATCTACTGAAGGCTTTGCAAAACAATAATGGTTAAGGAATATAAGAATGTATTAGAGCCAGTAATAGAAAAAGGGCATAAATGTGAATACTGCGGAGCTATTGTTAATAATAATGAGGAATACCTTAAACACTTAGTAGATCATCATTGGAAAGAATACATTAAAGATTGCTTAGGATTGGAGATATAATGGCTATTAAAGATACTATAGAGTTTGCATCAGGTCAGTTTGCTAATGCTCAAGAGAAAGTTATTAAAAGATTAGTTAAAGATATAATGGAGCTTAATGCTGCTTTATCAAGAGATGAGCTGCTTACTATTATGAGTTCTATTGATATAGCTAATTATATGCTAACTGAGCTAGGATTTCAGAATGAGATAGATAAGCTACTAAACTCTTATGAGAATTTATTAATAGATACTCCTTTTTTTGCTACTATAAGTGAAGGCTCTCTAGGAGCTATGCAGATATTAGAAGAATCTACCTACTTTGCTCATGTTACTCAGATCTCTAATGCAGTTAGATTAGAAACATTAAAAGGAGTTATAGCTGGTAAATCTGAATCAGCAATAAAGAAAACTATAACTGCTATATCAGGACTAAGAAAAGATCAAGCTCAAGTGTTAGCTAATACATCTATGAATAACTTTAGCAGATCTGTTATTAAGCAGCAGATGGATGAAGCTGATCCTAATCAAAAGTATGTTTATTCAGGAGTTATAGATGGTAGAACTAGAGATATATGCTTAGCTATGGGATCTGCTGGAGCATTAACTAGAGATCAGATAGTAGAACAATATGGAGAAGGTGTATTGCTTGATGGTGGTGGATTTAATTGCAGACATCAATGGACACCATTAACATCATCATCTAATGATCTAACAGATACTAAGAAGGCATCAGATCTAATAGAGGAAAGAGGTAGCAAGTTTGATCCTATTACCTTAGAGGAACTATATGAAAACAAAGCCTAAAAGATCTTTCTTTATAAATCTAGCAGATGAGGTAAGAGATAAGATTCAAGTATCTGCTCAGAAAAAGGGAGAGGATCATAAAGGTAAATCTTTCAATAAATATACTGCTAAATATAAAAAGAGAAAGAGTGCTGGTAAGGCAGTTCCTAAAGGTCAGGCAGTAGCTAGTAAATCAATTAAACCTGATCTAACACTTACTGGAACTATGTGGCGGAATATGTCTAAAGATAGCGGAGAGGACTTTGCAGAGGTAGGATGGACAGCAAGGAATCAGGCTGAGAAAGTTCAAGGATTAGCAGATGGAGGGAGAGTTATCTTTTCTGATGATAGTGTGCATCCTGATGTAGATAAGCTTATAGAGAAAATGTTTAAAGATGAGGTAGATAGTAATGTTAAGAAAACAAAGCCTAAAGATAAAACAATCAGAATAGGATAATGGATTTATTCCTTATATCATTAGTTCAGGTGTATGCTATAGGATATTTTGCATGTATCTTTTCATGGATATTTGGAACTGAATCAAGAGAGCTTATAAGATCTGGAATAGTTAAGCCTTCTACTATATTAACTAAATCTGTATGGTGGTTTTGGATACTCTACATTACTCTAAAAGATTTAGATGAATAGTTACCATATCGGAACTAACATCATATCTATTCTATAATATAGAATATGCTAATTAAAAGTTTACTTATTAACAATAAATAAGGAGTTCATCATGGATGAAGCCATCAATCAGGATGTAAATACTGAAGCCACTAATGAGGAAAGTGTAAAAGATACCTCAGTTGATCAGAACAACTCAAAAAATGATAATGAAAGTTCAATCCCTTATGCAAGATTCAAGGAGATTAATGATAAATTCAAAACAGCAACAGAAGAACTATCTAAAATAAAAAGTGCTAATGATAAAGCAAGGGAGCAAAAGCTCAAAGAAGATGGTAAACTGAAGGAATTGCTTGATGAAAAAGAATCATTGATTTCAGAGTTGCAAGGGAAAGCAGAATCATGGGATAAATATAAGGCTGATCGCAGAGATGTGTTATTATCTAAGTTGCCTGAATCTGATAGAGATGATTTTGCTGATTTAAATTTAAAACAATTAGAGAAAGTTGTAGATAAGTTATCTGCTAATACTCAATCTGCTCCAGTTGCTAATACTCCAGCTAGTAGAGGTGGAGGTTTAGATGTCAATATGAAGGATATGGATAGGAATGAGCAGAGAGAAAAGTGGGCGGATATACTTGCTAAACATTCTTAAATGAAAAGGAAATAATTAAAGATGGCTAATATTAATCCAACAACTTTAAATGCAGCAGCATCAGGGTTTTTACCAACTCTGTGGAGTGAGGCTGTATTAAAATATACTGAAAGAAATTTCAGATTAAGAGGACTTATTACTGATTTTAGTTCATTAGTAAGTGGCTCAGGAGCTAGTGTTAAAGTCCCGATGATCGGGGAAGAAACTGCCGCAGATGCTCCTACTAACTCATCTGCATTAACATTTGGATCTGGAACAGAATCTATAGCTACTATAGATTGCAACTTGCATCCTTATGAAGCTAAAAGAATTGAGGATATAGCATCTGTTCAAGCTAGTTCAGATCTATTTGATTCTTATGCATCTTCATTAGGTTATGCTATTGCTAAAAAAGTTGATGCATCTATAGCAGCAGCTATGGTAGATGATACTAATGTATCTACTAATGATGTTACTTTAGCAGCTGATGCTACTATTACTGAAGCAGAGCTATTAACTGGAATGGCTAAATTATGGGCAAAAGGTATTGATCCAGCAGACGGGAATACTTTCATGTTCGTATCTCCTTTAGCATATAAATCTCTTATGGAGATTCCAGCTTTTGCTCATGCTACATTAAGAGGAGACAATGCTAATCCAGTTGCTACTGGAGCTTTAGGTCAGATCTATGGTGTTCCAGTTTATGTATCTCCTGACTGGGCAGATACTGGAGATGCTACTACTGAATGTGCTACTATCTTTACAAGATCTTCAATGGGTGTAGCTTTTTCAATAGAGCCTAGAGTTCAATCTCAATATAACTTAGAATATATAGCTAATGATGTTGTAGCTGATTGTGTATTCGGTGTAAGTGTATTAGATGAATCTCATATTGTTAATTTTAATAATAAAACTTAATTAGATTTATTATTAAAGGTTATGGTAATAGGAGCAGTTTATTCTGCTCCTTATTGCCTTTTATAATTAAAATTCAAATTATTAAGGAAATCAATGGCTAAATTAAAAAAAGTATCTCATAAAATTAAAATGATTGCTACTAAGCATACAAGTGCTACTCCTCATCCTAGATTAGCTAAACATAAAGAAAGCGGTAAGCCTTCAGCAGATCCTAGCGGAGTTGTAATGGATACTGGATCAGAGCAATATAATCAGCATGATCAAGGAGAAAGCAAAAGAAAACAGCATGATCATAAATCTGATATAGATAAAAAAGCTAAAGAAGCAGCAGCTAAAAAGAAAGAAGAAGCAGCTAAGAAAAAGCCTACACCTCCAGTTAAAAAGAAAGGCTAAATAATTGGAATCTCTTTTAAAGAGTGTTAAGGCTAATGAAGGCTTTAGATCTAAGCCATATTTATGCTCTAATGATGTATTGACTATAGGCTATGGCTTTGCTGTTAAAGATTTAGAGTTAGATGAGGATATATGTGATATGATCCTAGAAAGAAAGCTTAGAAAGCTTATTAAAGATGTTAATAATAAGTGGAGCTGGGTTTCAGATCTGCCTGAAAAGGCACAGCATGTCCTCTATGAGATGGTATATCAGATGGGATTAAATGGTGTAAGTAAGTTCAGATTAACTCTAGGATTCTTAGCTAATCATGAGTTTAAATCTGCTAGTTTAGAGATGTTAAATTCAAAATGGGCAAGGTTAGATAGTCCTCAGAGAGCTTTAAGAATGAGTAAGATAATTAAGAGCCTCCATGAAGCTAGATGAATATAGAAATAATATAACATTACATCTAACTACGATCAGTTCAGATGTTGAGCATATAAAAGAGGCTACATCTAAGATGGAGAAACATCTTGAAAGGTTAAATGGTAGAGTAAGAGCTAATGAAAGTAAGATTGCGATGATATTTGGAGTAGGTATAGTGTCAGGAGTGATCTTTAGTGGATTTATAACATTCTTACTGGTATCATAGTTTTTTGAAAAGAGCAATAGTAACTCCTGATAAACACTTTCCTCTAGCTGATATGGCTGCAATCAAGGTAGTGTGTGAGGCAATCAAGCTAGTAAAGCCTGATATATATATTGATTTAGGAGATACTGGAGAATGGGAATCCTTTAGCCATTGGAAATGGAAGAAGAAGAAAAAGCCGCCTTTAGAGTATATTCAGCCTGATATGGATAAAGAGGTTGATGAGGTTAATAAAGGCATGGATATAATAGATTCTGCTTTAGATAAGGCTAATTGTAAGGATAGATACTTTGTTCAAGGTAACCATGAGTTATGGCTAGATCAGTTTGTTGATGAACATCCTTATCTACCTCAATATAAAACTCAACATGCCTTAAAGCTAAAAGAAAGAGGATATAAGTTCTATCATAATAGCAAGTTCTTAAAGATAGGTAAGCTTTACTTTCATCATGGGAACTTTTATGGAGGGCAGTATCATGCAGCTAATCACATTAGAAAGCTAGGATGTAATATAATGTATGGGCATACTCATGATGTTCAGCAACATTCAGCAACTATGTTAGGTGGGCAAGTATCAGCAATAAGCTTAGGATGCCTTAAAGATATGAGCAAGGAATCTAATGCATGGCTAGGAGGTAGAGAGCATAATTGGTCACATGCTTTTGCTATAGTTGATTTCTTTGATGCTGGATATTTTACTACAGATGTAGTCCAGATCATAAAAGGTAAGGCAGTAGTGTGGGGAAATTTAATAGATGGAAATAAATAGAAATTAATGGAATCTCATGGACAAAGAACAATTAGAAGCTCTGATAGGAGAATATGGATGGATGGCTGTATTAGCTTTCTTTTTTCTAATTGGAAGAAACACTATAGAAACAGCCATAGAGGCTATTAAAGTTTTTGCTGGTGGAGATTTAAATACAGATGATGTAATTATATTTGATGATAGACCAGCTAGAGTAGTTAGAGTAGGATTATGGAAAACTATTTTATTTGTTTATGAGGTAGGATCAATAGATGGAAAGCCTTTTGTAAAAGGTGGAAATAAAGTTGCTATTCAGAATGATAAGCTTAAAGATCACATGATAGAAAAGCCTCTACCAATGTTAGATCTGAAAAAGTGGGAGAATGTAGATAAATGATTATACAAAAGATGATAATAGGCAAGGTTTTAGAACTTGCTACTAAGCAACTTACTAAAAAGTTTAAGATGAAGAAGGTATTGGATTATGTTGAAAAGCCTAATGATGCAGATGAAAGAATTGATAAAATAGAGATAGATGTATTTCATCATCATAAAAGGTTAGATAAGCTAGAAACAGAAAGCCATGAGCCTATCTTTACTAAAAAGCAGTATCAAGATATAATTAAAAGATTAAAGAATTTAGAGAAAAGGAGCAAGTAAATGTTAGAATTATTCACAAGTAACTGGGAATGGGTTTTATTAGGTTTATATGTGCTAGAGAAAGCTATAAAGCTATCTCCATCTAAAAAGGATGATCTAGTGTGGGATATGGTTTTAAAGCCTATAGTAGATAGAATTAAAGGAAATAAGTAGTGGCTAATAATTCATTAAAATATGCTACTCAACAAGATCTGCAAGATGTGTTCTCTGATTGTTATAAGTATGCATCCTTAGTTCAATTAACTGGAGATTTTGTAGCTGGAGTTTCTAATGCTGGTTTAGGCTTTACAACATGGTTTTATTATGGAATTGCAGAGCCTTCTAAGATATTCTCCAATAGCATAGCATTAGCTAAAACAGATCCTTTTACTGCTCAGAATCAATATCAGTATGATGATACTACTGATAAGCTGACACTAGCTCTACCTATAGGAGATTCTCCTAAAGAAGAATGTATTATTGAGGTAGGAAAGGATTCATCTACTATGATTAGTGATGCTCTTGTTTTAGCTAGTGAAGAATTAAATGCTAAGATAGATAATAGGTATCCTAGACCTTTACCAATGACTAGAGTAACTCATTCAACTGATCTAGAATATGAATCTATAGTTAAAAGAGTTACATGCTTAATAGCTGCTAAAAATATGATTAGAGCTAAAGATCCATCTAATCAGGATGCTCTTATATATGAACAAGAGGCTAATGAAATCATAGAAGGATTAAATAATGGATCTATCAAGTTAGTATGGGAGAATGATGCTACAGAAATAGGTTATTTTGAGGCTAATTCAGGTAATACTGGAACTATTACACTAGATTCAGTTATGGGTAGCTGGGTAGGAAGAACTTATGATATTATAGAGATTGAAGCATTAGGAGCTGGAGGTTTAGGAGCAGTTGAGGTTTCTGTTAAATTTGGTAATTCAGATGCTATAGGTAATGATGGAGGAACTACTTACACTTATAAGCCTAGCGGATCTTATGATCATATAGGCTCAGGATTGATGATTAGATTTTCTCAAGTAGATGCTACTGGAGCTTTTGTATCGGGAGATAAATGGTTAATTCCAGTTAAAAATACTGAAACATCAGGAGGAATTACTAGCTCTAATGTTAGATCTGTTAAGGCTGTAAGGAATAGATAATGCCTTTAGGATATTTAAAGCCTACAGAGAAAATAGGACAGAAGCTGAGAACTATTATAGAGGCTGAGTTTAATAATGTTTATCTATCTAGTAATTATCAAGAGTTAGGGAATGAAAGTATTAGAATTGATGTATTATCATCTGATTTAAAAGAGCAGATCTCAGCTACTATGGAGATTAGAGATTATGAATTTCAGATAACTATTTATAGTAGAGATAATTCTAAAGATCATGATTTACATTTAAATAATAGGATAGATAGATTGGTATTTTGGTTAATGAAGCATAGAACTCTATCTTTCAATAACTTAGATCCTATAGCAGTAGATCTAGTAGTAGATTCAGTTAATTACAAAGAAGAAACTGGAGATGATGATATACTTGCTGGATCTTTATCAGTAACAATTACTAAAGAGAATATATTCTAGGAGAATACATGAAATATAAAGCTAAAAAAGGAATCTCTGATGATGGTAAGGCTTTATCCTTACTAGGAAATTATCATTATCAAAAATTAATTAATAATAAACCAGTTGAGATTGATTCACTACCTAAAGGATGGGATAAGTATGTTGAGCCAGTTTCAAATAAACCTAAAAAGAAGGAGGATAAAGAGTAATGCCTGAATCTAATTTTTTTAAAACTAGTGATATTAAGGTTTATGTAGCTGATGAGGCAGCTTTTGGAACTCCAATTACTGCAACTAGTGGCTGGAATGAATTGCCTACTACATCTTTTACATTACCTGAATTATCAGCTCCAGTTGAAATATCAGCTGCTAGATCAGGAGCATTAACTACAGAGCTATCTCAAGCAGAGCATGTATTACATAATAAAGTTTATACTTTTGATGTAACTATGAAAGGATCAGCTAATGCTATAGATAAAGCTATGGAGTTATTATGTGAATCAGCATCATCTCCATATAAGTTAGATGGAGATTATACATTTCCTGATGCATATAAAGATGGAGAATCTGTTACTACACAGAAAACATTTTTATTTACTGGAGTGGGAGCTGGAACAACTAATAATGATCTCCAATTAACATCAGTAGTAGCTACAGGAGTAACATTATCAGAATCTTTAGATAGTGAGAATGGGCAGCTAACTTGTGTTGTAAATTGCATGACAGCTTATAAACCAGCTTATGTAAATCAAGGATTAGGAACTCCTACTAAATTATCAGGAGTAGCTAAAAACATTAAAGATCTATCTGTTTATAATATGAATAATGGATCTGCTAGAGATTTACATATCATGAGCTGGGAATTATCTTTAAGTAGGAGTGTAGAAAGAGTAGCATCTAAAGATTACACTAATTATAAGCCTTATGGCTATGCTATGGTTGGTCAATGGGAGGTTACTGGATCTGTAACTTGCAAAAGAGATACAAGTATTGAGAATCTTTTAGCAACTTTATCATCAGGAACTTTTGCTCTTAACTTAGCAGAGGCATCTAATTTTACTTTATCTGTTCCTAAGTGTAAAGTAAATGAGGCTACTATGGATAATGGAGGATCAGTAATGATGCAAACTATCCCTTTTACTGCATATTGTGAGAATCCTGATGCAAGTGATGGAACAGAGAATATAGTTAGCCTAACAATAGCATAAGGAGCTTATGAAGGTTAAAGTAGATAAGGTAGAGTATGAGATTAAAGAGGTAACTCTTTCAGAAAGATGTGAGATTAATGATTTATTATTAGAAAAAGCAGATTCTCCTTCATTCAGTTTATGGGTTAAAGTGCTACAAGTATGCACAGAGCTATCTGATGAAGAAATCAATGCTATGGAATCATCTCATATCATACAATTAGGCTCTAAATGTGTTGATTTAGTTAATAAAAAAAAAGAGATGAAATAACACTTAGGCTTAATGTTTTATACTCTCTAAATGGTTGTAATAATGGAGAGTTTGAGTTCCCTTATAATGCTAAAAGCTTAACTTTAAATAAAGTTATATCTTTTAATAGCATAGATGATGTGTATGAGGAGTTGGAAAGGTGTTATGATGAAGCAGTTGCAGAAGGCTATCCTATTGGAACTGCTTTATACTATCAGCATTTTTACTTTGCAAACTCACAAGATTTATTAAGTAGTAAATATCAAAGAATTATTAAGGAGTATTCCTATTGCAAAGATACAAACACACCGCCTTATCCATCTATTCAACATACACCAGCAAGTTATATTGATAATTTTATGATTATAAAAGAGGAAATTAATGAATTTTATAAGCAGCAGAAGGAGGATAAGAAATAATGTCTGATTCTACTTATAGATTAATAATGAAAGCAGTAGGCTTTGATAAGGCTGATCAAAAAACAAAGAAAGTGTCAGGCTCATTAAAGAATTTAGCTGCTAGTGCTGCAAAAGCTGCATCTGCTTATCTAGGAGCTAGAATGTTAGTTGATGCTGTTAGGCAATCAGTAAAAGCTTATGGGATTCAAGAACAAGCTGTAAAGAGGCTAGATCAAGCTATGGGAGGAAATAGTAAATCTCTACAAGCTTATGCATCTCAATTACAAGCAGTTACTAGATTCGGAGATGAGACTACTTTAGGGCAGATGGCTTTTCTAGGATCTATAGGAATGACAGAAAAGCAGATAAAACAGATAATTCCAGTTGCTATGGATCTGGCTACTGCTACTGGTCAAACTTTAGCATTTGCTGTAAGAAATACCGCTAAAACATATAGTGGATTAGCTGGAGAGTTAGGAGAGCTAGTTCCTCAGATTAGAGAATTAACTGCTGAAGAAATGAAACAAGGAAAAGCAGTTGAGGTAATGGGAGAGCTTTTTGCTGGTCAGGCTAAGGCAGATGCAGAATCATTTAATGGCTCTATACAACAGATGACTAATTCTTTAGGAGATCTAGCAGAGCAAGTAGGATCATATATAGCTCCAGCTATTCAAGGATTTGCTGATGCTTTAGTAGATATTACAAGTGTATCAGTAGCTGATCAGTTAGGAGCTGATAAAGAGGCTATGGATGATCTCTTTGAGGTTGCATCAGATTTTAATGCTACACAAGAGGTTAGAAAAGATGCTTTAGATGCTATTAATAGTAGCTTTGGATCATACCTACCAGCTTTATTAACTGAAGAATCTACTTTGGATGATATTAAAAAGGCACATGCTGCAATAGGTGTAGCCATGCTTAAAAATATAGCTATTGAAGTTAATAAAGAAAAGATAGCTAAAAATATGGCTAAGCAGATGAAGCTTAGAGAAGAAGAGCCTAAGCTTATTAATGCTGCTAAAGATGCAGAGAAAAAATATGTAGAGGCTCTAGATAAAGAAAAAGCAGAAAGAGAAAAGCTAAACAAAGTTCATGTAGAAGGTATTACTAATACTAGTAGGCATAAAGATGATATGGCTGAATTTGAAACAGCATTAGTATCTAATGTAGATGCTTATGCTGCTTTAGGTAATGGAGTTACTAATGCTAATGCTGCATGGGCAGAATCTACAGAAGCTTTACAAGCTAATAGAGATGCACAGCAAGAGGTTATAGATAATAATGTTATTTTAATCCAACAAGGAGAGGAACTAGCTGAAACTTATAGTAATGCGGAAGAAACAGCGGGATCTAGCAATACAACTATAGAGGAAAAGATAAGCTTATATCAGAATTTAAAAAAGAATATGATAGATTACTTTACTGCTGAAGAAACTGGAAGAAAGGCAGCATCTAAGTTAGAATTGGAATCTATTGCTATGTCTGCTCAATCAGCTAAACAAGGAGCATTAACTGCTATTCAAGCTGAAATATCTAAAGCTACAGCTATATTAATCTCATCTATGTTAAAAAGTGTTCCATATCCTTTAAATCTAGTATTAGCAGCTACTGCTGGAGGAGCTGTAAATGCTCTAATGAGTGATGCGGTAGCTAGAAATCTAGCAGAAGGATATGATGGAGTAGTTACTAGTCCTACATTATTTAGAGCTGGAGAGCAAGGAGCAGAAAGGATTCAGGTTACTAATTTAACTAAATCTGATGGAGGGATTAATTCTCCCGGCGGATCATCAAATATTGTTATTAATGCAGAGGTAGCTACTGAGGAGTTCCTTGATAAAGTGATTGATTATATTGATAACAAGCAATCAATGAATCTAGCATGATCACAATACCTAATGATTTTAAAACATCTACTTTAAATGAAATATGGGCAATCCATATACACTTAGAAAAAGAATATACTCCATATATATATGATTCAGGGAGTGCAACTGGAATAGGAGTTATTTGTTCAGGAAATAGAATGTATATAATAGATCTGACTAATAGTGGAAAGGATTCTTTTAAAGCATTTGTATGTGGGCATGGAATAAGATATAAAGTAGAATTTCCTGATGCAAGTGCATCTGATAAAGCTGCTACTCATGGAATATATAATTTCAGATCATCATGGAGAGGTAATATATATACTGGAGATGATCAAACTGGAGCTTTTACTAATTTTTCAACTCAGAGAATAAGAATAACTCCTATGTATCCTTATTTAAGGCTATCTACAGCTCCTTTCCATTCAGAAGATACTGCTACAAGAGTAATTAATGGTGTTCAATATCCATCATTAAATACTCCTTATGATCCAGTTATTACTAAAATAGGATCTATAAATGATAAAATAGATATTATAAAAAGTAAATCAAAAACATCTAATATTACTTTTAGCTTTGCAGATGATAAGAATAATACTGGTATCACAAATGGTAGCTCTCATAATTTGATAGAAAGATACTCTGAAATTCTATGCACATCAGATAAGAATTATGATGGAATATCAGCTATTAATCAAAAGTGTGAAATATTCTCAGTAAATCAGAATCAGGTTAATGATACAATTCAAACAAGAACTAAAATATATGAAGGCAAGATTAACAGAGTTTCTTTAGCTAATGGATTAGTTAATGTAAGTGTAACAGCAGAAAAGCCTTTTAGCAATAGAATTATACCTAGTGTTACTGATCCTAATACTAATACTTTAGGAACTTTAGCTTATGGTAATTATAGCAGTAATACATCAGCAGATAATTATACTGGGAGAAAGTTCTTTCCAATTCCTTATGCTTTTTCTAAAGATAGATTTAAAAACAATTATTATACATTACCTCAGAATCTAGTATCATATGCATCTGCTACTCCTCATTATTATGATAGAACTAATAACAAGTTTTTTCCATTAGTTCAATCTGATTATTCTACTTTACTTACAGAAACAATTCAAAGCGGAGGAAATTACTACTCAGTAGTAGATTCTCATTATAGAAAAAATGTGATAGTTAAAGCTAATGTTAATACAGATGGAGTAAAAGATACTGATTCTAGTGGAATAATAGAAGGGAATGTAACTCATCCTGAGGTAACTAATTCTAGCATACTTAATACATATGATAATCAATCTAGTTCTAATGAAACTACTACTTATGGAGCTATGTATAGACAAATATCCTATACAGCAGATGCATTAAGTCCTGATTTTTTATTATCAACATCTTATCCTAGCAATCAATCTCCAGTAGGAGCAGTAGATGTTGTAAGTGGTTACTCACATAAACTGCAATCAGATGTAACAATTAAAGTTACTTATTCTCATGTTGATATTTATTGGACTTCACATCCTTCTAATACATTGAATCAGTATGCTAATTCTGGAGGAATTAATAACATGAGAATAGTTTTAGCTGATGCTGCTAATGATGCTATAAAAGCTAATATTATACAATTTACAAATGCTTATTTTTCATCTAATGGAGGAACACATACACCTACACAAGTATCTTATGATGTTCCTAAAGCAACTTATGAAGGAACTACATCTCCATCTATAAGGTTTACTATTCCTGAGTTTCAGACAGATGGTGTTACTGGTCAATTTTACAACTATTATTTTACATGCAGATTCTATGATATTATACTAAGCTTTAAAACTGCTATAGATCAAGGAGATGAGGAGCAGATGGAACAAGCAGTAACTGGAATTGATAAGCTTTACATGGGAGTAGATGGTATTAAAAGATCATGGGATACTGGAAATGCTTGTATCAGACCTCATGAAATACATAGAGATTTATTATGGAGAGAGTGTGGGATACAAGATACTCCTCAAGGATGGGCAGATTTAGAAGCTGCTAGAACTAGCTTTAATGCTAGATTTTGGATAAATAAAGAAAAGAGTTTAGAGAAAACACTAGATAAGTTGCAAGAGGAGGGAGCTTTTATATTCAGATATAATACTCAAGGAGATCCAGCATATATATATGTTAAAGATTCATATAGTTCAGCAGATGTTAGCTCTGAAATAAGATTAAGAGATATATCTGATATTAAAAGTAACTGCACATCTAATGATAAGCTAATTACTAAGATTAACTTTAAATATGATAAAGATCCAGCTACTAATGATTATGTTAATGAAGCAACTCATGAAGATTCTGAAGCTAGAGAAAGATATGGGATGAATACTCTTGATCAGGTTATGGATAAAAGCCTAGATGTAGTAGTTGATACAACTGGAGTAACAGCATTAGCTAATTACTATTTTAAGATAGCAGCTCAAACTAAATCTATAGTAGAATTTACATTAATAAATCCAGCTAAATATGGTTTAGAAATTGGAGATATTATTCAGTTTAGAAATCAAGAACTAAGTAATAAGATTGTAGGAGTAATGACTGGAAGGTTAGGAGATTATTATTATATGATCACAAGCATAAGAAGGACACTAGGAAAGGGAGTTAAAATTCAAGCAAGGGAGGTTTATCAGAGCTAATGCAATATATTAAAAAGCCTAGATTTTATACAGATTTTATAACTGCTCAAAGGCAAGGAGGATTACAATCTACTCCAGTAGCAGTAACTAGCACAATAAATATTATAAATTCACATGATATATATGATTTAATAGATAATGATCCATCAAATTATATAACTTTTGATGCTAATGGAGAAAGTGCATCTATTACAATATACTTTGAGGATATATATCAGAGAGAATCAAATGAGATGAATAATCCTGATATTAATAGCAATATAGATTGTATTCAGATACTAGGGCATAACCTATATCAAGCTGGAGCTAAAATTCAAGTTTTAAGCGGAGAAACTAACACTTTTGCAACTAATATTAATCATACACCTAATTTATTGAAATCATATGGATCTGGCTTAGCTAATCCAGCTGCTCCAGCACCTATGACACATATTCAAATTACAGAGAATGGATCTCATGTTTATAAGATAGGATCAACTACTACTTATAGATATTGGGCATTAAAAATTGAGCCTATGGGAGCATCATATACATCAGATATAAAGTTAGGGTGTTTAAGAATAGGTAAGATTATAGAAGCTCCTCATGCTGTTAATGTATCAGAAAAGCAAACAAGCTTTAAAAATTATAAAAAGATGAAATCTTTAGGAGGGCATGTTTTTAGTGTTCAAACAAGTAGAAATCCTATGTGGTTTAATAATAGACCTCCAATGGAAAACTATAATGAAACTCAAAGACCTGAGATAGCAGTATTGAAAACTCATTCCTATGGATATACTCCAACTAATTATTCTATGGAACTTTCCTATGTTAGTGATTCAGATTATCAAGCTAGATCAGGCTTAGGATCAGGAGAATGGTTTGATATTCAATCTGACACATCTTTAAGCGGATTATATGCTCAAACTTTACAAGGACACTTACCAGTTTTAATGGAAAAAGATTGCAATACATTTCCTAATACAAATCATGATAGGTCAGGAGCTGGTTTTAGCTGGGGATATATAAATAAGTTTGATAGAACTAGAATAGCTCCTAATCTATGGAATGTTAGCCTAGATTTTAATGAAACAATATAAGATCTTCTCTACCTTGTCCGCACAGAAAGAGCCTTGCTATTTAGTGAGGCTTTTTCATTTATGCCTTATTTATGCCTAAAATATTGGATATTATTAGGCTTTAATGGACTTTATAAAAAACAAAAGCCTCCGATTAAAGAGGCTTTTTCATGGCGGAGAGTATGAGATTTGAACTCATGCATGATTGTTACATCATGACGGATTAGCAATCCGCATACTTTAGAGGAGAATATTGTATTTATGCCTTATTTATGCCTTTTTAGGCTTAAAAACAGCCTTTAAATACTCTAATGGAAATGATTTTAAATAGTTCTGAGTAGTTGATAGGTTTGAGTGTCCTAACAACTCACTAACTTTCCATATGTTCCCATCATATTTAGATAGCATCTCACATGCAAAAGTATGCCTAAAAGAATGAATAGTATAATCATAATCTAAATACTTACAGATTTTACTAAATGCTCTGCCTATAGTTTCAGGATGAATAGTTTTAATCATATCCTGATGAGCATCTAGGTAGGAGCTTATATCTTTTTGCATTGGAACTATCCTATACTTATCTCTCTTTCCTAATACATGGAAGAAATCTCCATCAATTCTAAGTGAATAAATCTCAGATCTCCTAATTCCAGTATATAAATAGATTCTCCATAAATCATTAAAAAATATACCACTATAAATAGATTCTCTTTTAGTTCCTAGTATATCTAATGTAGCCTCAAATATCTTATCTAAATGATCTGGATGAATAAAGTTGTTCTTTTTATCCTTATCCTCTATCTCCTTTATATAAAAAGGCATCTCTTTAAGCAGCTCAGTTTCTTTTATCATATAATTAAAGAAAGCTCTAATTCCTCTTAATCTTATGTTAATAGTGGTAGGATCTAAGCTCTCTTGCATGGCTCTTACTATCTTATGCTTATGTGATCTATTTAAAGTATCTAGATCTAAATTTCCAGTGATACTTTTCATGGTATTTACAGCAAGTTCATAAGATTTAATAGTAGATGGCTTGATTTGATTCTTCTTACCATTAATAAATATTTTAAGTGCATCAGATATAGAGATAGATTCCTTGTAATCTGATTTTAATATTCCATTCTTCATAAGAGTGAGTTCAGCATTTTTAGCTTTTAATACTTTTTCAGCATCTTTCTTATTGCAATAAAGATACTGCCTAATTCTTTTTTTAGTTATTGGATTGTAGTAATCTAAAAGATAGCATGGTTGCTGCTTAGATTTAATATATAGCCTAATAGTAGCAATAATCAGGAATTGTTTTGTTTATTATAATAATTTTCTATTTCTTCCTGATATTTCTCTTTAGTGGTTTTCTCCATTTGAACAAAGCTATATCTATCTCCTATAGATACTGAGTATGAGCTAACATAAACAGAGCTACCATCTAATCTCCTTAATTTCCATACATTAAAAGGATAATTATCTTTTTTTGCTGATTGTGTTGAGGCTACCTCTCCAGAGCCTTTATGTAAAGCAGAAATAATATCACATTTAAAATGATCATCAGGATGAATCACATTATCCCACTTAAATTCTTTTGACAGCATAACTATAGGAGAATATCCTAAAAGCCTTGCATAAGCTGATGAAACAGAGTGATAAGTTTGATCATCTACTTTTGTTATTATTTGATACTCTGCATGGTCTATCTGAGGCATGTTGCATTGTTCTTTCTTTGTTAATTTATCTAATTTCTTATTAACAACTGCTAACTCAGTTTTAAGTTTTTGTAGTTCTTTATCTTTCTGATCTAAAGATTTATATAAAAGCTTTTTATCCCTTCTCAAATCAGATATAAGTTCATCTGTAGTAAATTTCATACTATCATCCTCATTTGAATTTTGGTCTATGTCTAAATTTTTGTTTTCAAATGAAACATATCCTTTATCAAAAACTACCTCTTTATCTAATAATTTAGCTAAAGCAATTATATTAGATGATCTAATCTTATAGTTCTCTATTGTTCTCCATTTAAATATAGTAGATCTAGATACATTAAGCTTTAAACCTAACTCAATATCAGATAATCCGCTGTGCTGAATTGCCTTTTTAATGGAAGGATGCATAATTGACTTCATGCTATAATTTATAACTTTATAATGTTTCATTGAAAGTAATCTAATGATTCTTATTGTATAGTTACAAGTAGAATTATTTAATAAAATGTTAAATATATGTTGTTTATTGTTTCTTAAATAGTTAATATTAGGAAGCAATAGGAAACACTATTGATAATGTTAGAGGAAAAAATAAAGGAGAATAAGATGGGTATAATGAGTGAATTAGCAAGAGAGATGGAGAATCAATATGATGGATCAGAAGGTATTGATTTAGAGAAAGTAATGAGTAAAAAACTTTCAGAAAAAGAAATTATTAATAAGCATTTACAAAGTGAATTAGAAAAGTTTATAGAGTTTGGAGAAAAACAAAATTCAAAGTTTAATATGGGATTAATAAGAGCATATTTAGAAAGTTTAAAAAAGGAGCAGAAATAATGGACAAAGCTATAGATAAACTATTCACAGCATTAGATGTATTTATGAGAGTATATGCTCCTATGATAATGCTTTTAATATGGACTACTTTAACTTTTAGTCACTTTCTTAGAGGATTGAATTGGATGCCTTTATTATTCATCTTTCCGCCTTTGATCATGATGGCTGTATCAGCATTGAAAGAATGGAGAGATATTGAAGAAAGTTAAAAGAATATTGAAATCTCAAGAGAGATCTCAAGCATGGTTAGCTAGAAGGCTGGGAATTACTCCAGCCTTACTATCCTATTGGTTAAATGAGAAATCAAAACACACACCATCATTAGAATATAAGCTAAAGATGGCTGATGTATTTAATGTAGATATGAAAGAATTATTTAATGATTAGATACTTATCAATAAGTAGAGTAATGGATAAGCTATCTATCAAATCTAAGCAAACCATTTATAATTGGACTAAAGAAGGTATTCTAAAGCCTAGTTACTTACCTAATGGAAATATGAGATTCAAAGATTCAGATATAGATCTGATAATAAGAGATAATAAACATCAATTAAAAAGGAGAATAAATGATAGATGATGTTAAAGCTACTAATGAGATTGCTCCAGCTTTTTTAAAAGCTCAGAGTAAGCTTAAAGGTGTAGTTAAAAATAATGATGGATTATTTAATGCAAAGTATGCTGATCTAGGACAGATTATAGCAACTTGTCAAAAGCCATTAAATGATGAAGGAATAATTATTACTCAAGGACATGATTATGATGTTGATAATAATATATTCTTTACTACTACAACTCTGCTGCATAAATCAGGGCAATCAATAACTAATAGGATAGGATTTCCAGTAGTTAAAAAAGATCCACATGGTGTAGCTGGATTAGCAACTTATGGAAGGAGATATAGCCTTTTTGCTATGCTAGGAATAGCTGCTGTAGATGATGATGGAACTGATGCTATGGGCGGATATGTTACTGATGATCATAAAGAGCAGTTTAATGAATTGTTAAAGCATAAAGCATTTGAAGGAACTAAAACTCCTATTAAGCTTAAATGGGCAAAAATAAAAACTGCTCATGATGCTGAAACTGCATTAATAAAACTTACTAAAAAAGCAAAGGATTATGATCAGGCTAATTCTGTTCATGATGATCTAGATAGTCAAATGAAATCTAAAATGGAGATGGATGCATGAAAATAGTAAGAATAAAAAAAGGATCATGGGGGAAGATAGTTGCTTTCTTTGATCTACAAACATCAGAAGGTTTATTGTGTAAAGGATTCAAGATCATAGAAGGAGCTAATGGAAAGTTTGTAGCTTTTCCTTCTCAGCAAGATAAGGATGGAGAATATTTTGATACTATACATTCTGATAAAGCAGTAAGGCAATCTATTAATCAGATTGCTTTAGAGGCTTATGAAAATGCAGATGGTAATAGGGAATTAGTCGGAACTCCTTCAAATGATGGAGATGTTCCTTTTTAGCATCTTGTGATTCCTGATGGGATGCTTGTTTATAGGATTTTACAAGCATCCTTAATGGAAAGGATTATTATGAATATAAAAAATTTAGATGGAATAGTAGGAGAGCTTGATTATCACATTATGTGGTATAAATGGATGACTATTATCTGTCCTACTCCTAAAGAGATATATGAGTTCAATAAAATGAATAAAGATGATCAGTTAAAATATTTAAAGGATAAAGCTAATGTGTGATTTATTAAGTGTCTGCTGCTACTATCCGCCTTTATTTGAGGTAGATGATAGCTATGATGAGCCTATAGGATTATGTAGTAATTGTAAAGATAATACAACATTTGAAAAAGGAGAAAGCCATGAAAGCTGTAATAACTAAGATTCATCATCCTAAGAAATCTTTTAATGGTGGATATGTATTTCAGAGAATAGATATGAAACTAGAGGATGGTAAGTGGGCAAAAACTGATATATGCCCTTCATTCAGGAATTATAAGATCTGGAAACCATTGATAGATCTAGGAGTAGGAACTGAAATTAAAGGAGTTAGAGTTAAAGGTGGTGTTAGAGTTATGACTATAGATGCTGATTCTGATGTTAGTTTATACACACCTCCAGTAGTATCCACACCAACTGAATTAACATTATTTGATGAATAAAGAGATAGCAGATATGGTAGTAGCTAGGTTGGAGATGGGAGCTAAAAAGTATGGAAAAGAGAATATAACATCTGATGGTAGAGATTTTACTACAGAGGCTTTAGAGGAATGTTTAGATATGATAGTTTATATCTGTGCAAGGTTAATTGAGATTAAAAAAGGAGAAGAAAGTGGCTAAGAGATATATAGATACTCAGCTCTATAGGCATAGTTGGTTTAGAAAGCTTACACCTAAGATAAAGTGTGTATGGATATACCTTATGACTAATTGTGATCATGCTGGTATATATGATGTAGATGTTGAATTAATGAGCTTTATGATAGGTCAGAAAGTTACTGAAAAGGAAATATTTGAGCATTTAGGAGATCAGATAAGCATCCTTAAAAATGGATCAAGTAAATGGCTTTTAACAAAATTTGTTAAGTTCCAGTATGGAGAGCTTAAAGATACTAATAATGCTCATAAATCTGTTCTTAAACAACTAAATAAATATGATATTGATTTAGAGGCTAGTGAGGCTCTGACTAGAGGCTCATCAGCTTATAAAGATAAAGATAAAGTTATAGTTAAAGTAAAAGATATAGAAAAAAGATCAGAAAAATTCACATTAGAGGTATTAGCAGAAGGAGCTAAATGCACACCTATGATAGATCCTGATACTATTTCAGCTTTTACTGAATATTGGACAGAGCCTAATAAATCTAAAACTAAGATGAAATTTGAGATGCAGAACACATGGGATACTAGGAGAAGGCTGTTAAGATGGGATAGTAACAACTTTAATCAGCCTAAGAAGGATCAGAAAAAGCTAACAGATTTCAGAAGGGATACTACTGGCTTTCCTATGGCTTATTGTGCTAAATGTGGAAACAATGAATCATATAGAGAAAATGAAATTTTGAATGGAGATTCAAGATGTTGTAATGCAGAATTATTACCTAAAAAAAGGAGCAAAGTTGTATAAATCAAAAACTAAAATATCTAAACCTTTCTATGATCCAGCTAGGCAGTCATCAATGAATAAGAATAAGAATCCTTATACATCTGTTCCTGATGAGTATAAAGGCTTACCAACTTTTGAAAGAGTAAAGATAGAGGCATTAAAATGTTCAGATAATGGGAGATGCTGGTGGATATACCAGTTTGTAATTAATAGCTATGGGAGAAAGTAAATGGATCATGATTACATGAAAGAAACTATTGCAAGAGTTTTAAAAGAGAATGATATAAATAAGAAAGGATTAGCTCAAGCAATAACTAAATCAATAAAAGCAGATATATTAAGATTTCATGAGTTTCAGAATAAAGAATTAACTAGAGAACTATTAATTAAATCAGTTAGGATAAATAAACTTGAATCAAGAATTAATGAACAAGAAAATAAGTGATCTATTTGCAGAGATAGAGAGCCT